GTCAGTGATCCACGACAAGAGGAAATTCTAGTCAATGCCATGTCTGCGTTATTTGGTGTGTCCTCATAAATATCAAACATATTCGAAAATCTACAACCAAAATCTGTGTTGTAGTGCTGCTTCACGTTCCTGGAAGAAAGGTGAGACATAACTTCAGATAACAACCGGTAATTCCCTTGACACATAGCTACCAAAGCCAATTGTGTCTTACCGATTGCTGAAATTGCCCTACCTTGTAGGCGCAAGCGGATTATATCACTAATATTATCTGTGCCACATGTTCGTCGAAGCCGCATCATTGCGCGTTCCCGCGGGTAACCAAAGCAACCGTTATATATATACTCCTTCTTAACATAACATTCACTATGGTACACGCGATAAGGCGTGATCATCTCCAAATCCGGGATAAACGCGCAATAGCGGTTTACCTAATTGAACCCGGATCTGGGCAGGCGATTGGGTTCCCTCGCGGGACCCTGTCTGCACCTGCGATCATGTAGAAACATGATGGTTTGATGGGCTACATCGACGGTGTCGTGTAAAATCCGGCGACCCACGTGGCGAGTCTCCGGATGTGTAAACAGCCAATTCCCCATATTGGCATGTAAATTGTCGCTAGGTAAATTAAACGTGTAGCGACGAAGCAGAGCATTGTATGCGGAAGCATCGACATCGACAGAAAGCCAATGCGTAAACGAGTTCCTAAGTATCCAACTCTCTACCTCACCCCGCTCTAAACGTGAGCTGCCTATAGCCAAGCCGCTATCGCGCACGGCTAAAATTGTGGCACTAACAAACGCAAGTTCGTTTGTGAATCTAAAAATAGGCAACCACTGCTCAACGGGTGGAAGTTCCATACCATCTGGCCGATCAAACTGTGTCATCGTTCTAATCCCCCCGAGATAGGCAGAAACGCCGAGTCCTGTGCTAAGTGCGATACACGCATTTTTACAGAGCTCGGACATCAAATACACATGGGGATGCGTGACATAAAAGACAGCACTGCAAGCAGCGGCTGTGCCAGTCAGAATGGATGTTAAATGTGTGCTAGACGACGTGAAACGTGTAAACAAAGGAAGATTGATTACACGTCGTCCAGCTCCGGCAGCTGCTGGATCATGATCATTAAAATCCCACACGTGCGTTGGCGGTTGTGGGTAATAAATCTCAGCATTAAAATTGCCGGCTTGATCGATTGGGGCGCCATCACCCCCAGCGGCTAGTAACCGGAGGTTGTTGGCTGGTGGCGCTTGAGGCATCAAATTAGGGGCGCCACCCTGATTGACCTGGTCGATTTCAACCAGATCCTCTTGTTCAACGACGACGTCACCATTACGCCGTTGAACGACTCTTCTAACACGGCGGTTTACGCCGTGTCTGCGCTGCGCGCCGTTTTCTCTATTTACATTATTAAGGTTCATAAAATCATTGTTCATGGTTAAAAATGTGGACATTTTGCTTTATAGTCACTAGCCTTCGACTTTCTTTAAAATGAATCATCCCGCCCGTTCAAGGGTTTCAGAAGTGCTTTTTCGTAGGGTACACCGCGGTGGCCGGGAGAGGACCAACTATCCCTGATCTTTTAAACAAGTGGATCACACTGGAAAAGCTAAATAAAATCATATCGCTGCGAACGACAGTGAAACAAATGTAACATAGAGAAAGGATCACAAGGGACAGTGATCCTAAAGAAAAGGTGTGGG